AAGAAGCACATCCATTTGCTGTAGCTTTTAATAATGATGGAACTAAAATGTATGTTGTTGGTTTTTCAGATAATGTATATGAATATACAATCACACCAACAGCACTTGCTCTTGGTTCAGGCTCATTTGCATCTGCTGATGTAGGCAAAACTATTGAAGCTAATAGTGGTAAATTTGTTCTTACAGCTACTAGTGGTTCTTTTTCACAAACTTCTACTCCTACGTCTTACGCTCAAGTAGCTTCAGGCTCTTGGTATATGTATGCTGTTATATACAATACAGTTGATGGTGATTTAGAATTAAGTGCTTATATTCCTGATGTATCAACGGCTAGTTATGCACGAAGCCGAGATATATCTTCACTAGAAACTGGGGCATCAGCAATACTTTTTAATAATGATGGCACTAAAATGTATCATGTTGGATATAGTAGTGATTATATATATGAATATAATCTAGGTACAGGATATGATTTAACTACTATTACAAATAGTGACCAATGGACACAACGTCATTCTGTATCTTCACAAATGAGCGATCCAGGAGGAATGTGTTTTAACAATGATGGCACTAGAATGTTTGTTGTTGGTCTTGTTAATAATAGAGTGTATCAATATATCCTTAGTACAGCATATGATATTGGTGGTGTTTCTTACGCAGGAAGTTTTTCTATAGCTTCACAAGACTCAGCAGGACAAGGAATAGCTTTTAATACGGATGGTACTAAAATGTTTATTATCGGTAGTTCTAGTGATGCCGTACATGAATATAATCTAAGTGGAGCTTATGATGTTGCTACAGCAAGTATCTCTAAAAACTTTTCTTTTAGTTCTCAAGAAACAAGTTGTTCTGATATATTTTTTAATGCAAGCGGTACTAAAATGTATATTATAGGATATACTTCTGATAGTGTACATGAATATAACCTTAGCACAGGTTTTGATGTTAGCACTACAACTTATACTGATAAAAGTTTTTCTGTAGCTGCAAAAGAAAATACTCCACTTGGACTTACTTTTAATACAGATGGTACTAAGTTATTTATTATTGGTGTAGGTTCAAATAGTATACACGAATATGCAATAGCAGCTCCTGCAGCCCCATCAGGTTATCATGCAGTACACACCACAAACTCTACCGACTCTACTTATTGGACTGACATAAATTCTATGACTGTTGATGAAGATGCAGGTGATGGAAATGTTCATTATTGTGTATCTACTGATGATAGAGCTATTTGGAAAATTGCACATAACACTAATGGTATAAGGTCTATTGTCCGTAATAACTCAGGCACTTGGCAATATAACTCTAATGGTACTTATGGTTCAGAAACTTGGGCTAATGGTGCAACTAATACTGAACTAGCCACTTTACAAGAGTCTATGGGTACTTCTGTAAATAGAATGAATAAAACTCAGTTAGAAGCTGTAGCAGATGCTAACCACTTCGCATTAGCTAATGACTTAGATTTAGGGATTATCTTTAATTTATCTAGTGGCACTACAATTCCTTCTAGTGATGGTGTATCTATTAACTATGATGCTAATGTATTAAACAAAGGAGCAATCTTAGGCACTGACTATGATTTTGATGCTCCTGCTCAAAACAAGGTGAGAATAACATCACTTGCCTCTAATAACTTAAAAGTAAGAGTAGTATAATTACTAACACAAATATAATAAGGAATAATCATGGCAACTAAACCAACAGCGTCTCTTGTAAACCAAAAAATTGATGACCATGTTGGTGCTTGTGCCGACAGATATGAGGCAATAGATAGACGATTATATAGAATAGAAGCCATTATGATTGGTGCAAGTGCATCATCTATCGGCTTATTGTTAAAGATAGCGTTTACCTAAGATGTCCACAAAAATTGGTTTGCAAGGAGAACTTTTAGCTAGTTCTGTTTTGCAAGGCTACGGAATTGATAATGACCTTGTTGGAAAAGATGGTTATGATTTATTAGCGTGGTTAGAACAAAAACCAATACGAGTACAAGTAAAAGCTACACAAAAAGCCCATACAGATCGTGGTAAAACTGTTGCACGATACAATTTCCAAACAAACTATGGTGGACAAAAAACGCCTATATCTAAAATACAATGCGATATGTTAGCCTTAGTTGCACTAGATAGACGTACCATACACTTTATGCTACCTGAAAACCTTTCCACAACAAAAAAAATATATTCAGAACAGATGACTTTAGAAAACGAACAGATGACATTCTCTAAAGTTTTTGATACATTAAAAAGAATGTGTACTTGTTCGTAGGAGTAATTATGGCAAAAGACCCAAGATTAGCAAGAGCTGGAGTTAGCGGATTTAATAAAGCAAAACGCACTCCAAAACATAAAACAAAGAGCCATGTTGTTGTTGCTAAAGAAGGTGATAAAATAAAGACAATTCGTTTTGGTCAGCAAGGTAAAACTGGTGACAGGACTATGACAAAAAGAGCAAAGTCATTTAAAGCAAGACATGGTAAAAACATAGCTAAAGGCAAAATGTCTGCAGCTTACTGGGCAAATAAAGTTAAATGGTAGGAGTAATACATGAGTTTATATCGTAATATTAATGCAAGAAAAAAAGCTGGAACAAGTCGTTCTAAGAAAAAATCAACTATATCTGCAAAGGCTTATTCAAATATGAAAAAAGGTTTTCCAAAAAAGAAAAAGAAAAAATGATTAGTCTATTAGGTAGTTTACTTGGTTTTGGAACTTCTTTCATGCCAAGCGTTTTAGGTTTCTTTGAAAAGAAAGCCAAATTTAAACAAGACTTACTTATGCTTGAGGCAAAGGCAAAATATGCCGAACAAATGTCTAAGTATAAAATACAAGAGCTAGACGCAGAAGCTGACATAGCCGAAGCAAAAGCTATTTATGCTCATGCCGAGCAACTTTCCAAAAACAATTCCTCTAAATTTATAGGTGCATTACAAGCATCAGTACGCCCAGTTATTACTTATTTATTATTCTCTGTGTTTGCCTTTGTTAAAGTTACACAGGTTTATATAGCCATACAGCAAGGTGACGACCCATTAGAAGGTGTAGTAGCTGCATGGGATATTGAAACACAAAGTATGTTTTCAGCAATTATTGCTTTTTGGTTTGGCAATAGAATGATGAAAAGAAATGGATCATAAGGTATTTTGCAAACTAATAGTAAAAACTGGAACATCAAAGACAGAATTGATGCAACAATGTGGCGTTGCTAAGATAACTATTAACGGAATGATAAAAGGCACAGCTCCTGTTCCAGACAGCGTTCAACATTATCTTGTAAATAAACTCAACTCGTGATACAATTTCTTTTATAATTATAGGTAATAAAATGAAAAATATTATTATGGCAGTTTTTGTATTAGGATTAGTTACAGCTTGTGCTAGTTCTAACATTGGTATTAATGCTAATGTACCAGAAAGCCAAAAAGTTAAAATATTAATTGAGACTGAACCAAAATCTGAATAATGGAAATCCCACAAGTTTGCCATATGCAGCGAGCATTGAGTGACACTCAAATTTTTACTGTCTTAGAGAAAATAAAAAAAATACCCTCCCAAGACGGAAGCCTGACAGGTGGCGATAATAAATCTTATAGAAGTGTTGATGTAAAAGCCTTTGAAGCTAACAATAAAGAATTAGAATTTGTTGCTGAAATTGTTTCTAGTTTTACGCAGACTGTTAATGATAAGTATTGGAACTTTGATATAAAAGGCTTTGCCGAGCCACTTCAGTTCTTGACATATAAAAAAGGTGGCAAATATGATAGTCACATGGACATTAACTGGCAAAACTTAAACTCTAAAAGACCAAACAGAAAAATTACTACAATTATTCAACTAACAGATGATGATAAATATTATGGCGGTGATCTAAAAATTGACGTTGATAATAAGAATGATTTTTTTATACCAAGAAAGAAAGGCGATATAGTTTGTTTTCCATCTTTTCTTTTACATAAAGTTTTTCCTGTCAAGAAAGGTGTAAGACATTCTATTGTGTCTTGGTTATCAGGCGACTCTTGGAAATAATTATATTATACCCTTTAATATATGTGCAATCACATCAACAGTCCACCCATTTCCAATCATCTTATATCTTTGTGTGTTAGAAACACCTTTTGTATAATCAATGGGAATTGTTTGTAATTGTTCTAATTCATTAATACTAACTCTATTTTCTTTATTTTTTGATTTTAATGGAACATTATGACCGCCAGTACCCATATTTGCAGTTAAAGTTGGGCAAACACCGCTTTTATTTTCTCTAAAATAACTTCTTCTCCATTGAAAATATAATTTTTTCCAATTTGGTCTTTTTGGTAATGTTGGTATTGGTATATTTGTCCAATATAATCTTGGTCTATTTTGATGAACAAATAAGTCAGAATTTATTGCATAAGGTTCAATACCAAATAAATTACCTAACTGTGTTTCTGGGTAAATATCAGACAATGTTTTAGAAATAACATCTTGATACTCTTGTTTCATTCTGACATTTTCAAGTAAAAAATATTTTGGTTTTAACTCTTTTAACAATCGTGCAAATTCATAAAATAATTTACCTCTTGGGTCGTTAAAATTTTGTTCTTTACCAGCAAAACTAAAAGACTGACAAGGTGAGCCGCCAAAAATTAAATCAATGTCATAAATAAAATTTTCACCTTTTACATTTTGTATGTCGCCAAGATGAATAGTGTTTGGATAATTTTTTCGTGCAATATCTATCGCATATTTATCTATTTCACTTGCATAGTAATTATCATATTTAATATTAGCTTTGTTTAATGCTAATTGACCACAGCTCATACCATCAAATAAACTTAAAACATTCATTTTATCTTTTACAATCCTCATAAACAGATTGATATTTACTAACAAGTTCTGGCTTTCTTAAATGTATCTCTCGTATGCCATGAATAACACTTGTATGGTCTTTGTCATACTTATCGCCAATCTCAACTAAACTTAATATTGAGTTTGTTTTTAATAAATTAAATATTAACCATCTTGCTATAGACAGCTCTTTTACCCTTCTGCGTGATATTAAATCAATGTATGATATTTGGAAATCATCACATATATGCTCTATTGTTTTATCTAAACATTTTTTATTTCTTAATTTTTCCATTTTCTTCTATTGCCCTATCTATGTAGAATTTAGCTTTCTCCAAATCTTGTTGAAAATTTCCTTTCTTAGTACATCTCCACACATACTTACTTGCATTACCAAGACAATAAGCAATAAAACCTTTTACTCCCAACATGGCTCGTATGGAGTCTAAAGCCTCTAACTTATCGCCTTGATAATGAGGTGGATTATTAACTAAATCTTCTTCCATTTAAAAAGGAATGTCATCATTTGGCTCAACGCTTGATGGTGCAGCAGATTGTTGGTCTTTTTTTGCATGAGACACTACATTACCAATCTCTACTTTTAACGTAGCATTAGCATCACCATCTTTTTTAACGTAAGAATTTATACCTGAGATTTTACCAAATACAGTTACTGGCATACCTTTGCTTAACCAAGATAAACTTTCACCATACTTACCCCAAACAGCACAATCATTATAAATAACTGTTTCTTTGTTAATGTTTGAAGCAACTGTAAAATTTAATACAGATGTTTCGCCAACATTTTTTAGTTCTGGATCGTTAGCAATATTACCAGTAATATTATATGAGTTCATATTTTTCTCCTATGGTTAATTAAACTCTATCTTCAAGAGCAGTCTTTCTGCTCGCAAAAATTCCTCTTACATAATCAGTATGATTAGATTTCATAATTTTATCAGCGTTATCTTTTGCCCATGCAAGTAAGTCGTCTATATTATTTATATTATTAATAACAACTTCATAACCTTCTTTTTCTAATTTATCTGCATGGCTATCTTCATCAACATAATCATCTTTTGGTAGTTCTTGTTTTGTTTCATGTGAAACATTATCAGGTGGTAAATCCTCACCCTTGTATATAAACAAGCCATAACCAAACATACCTAAACATTTAACAAGACCTCTTTGAAAAGCAGTATTGATTTGAAAAGCATTAGGTTGTGCAACAGGTTTGTTTTTATAGTCAAGTATAGGAAATTCCTCTGTAAGAGTTCTATCTTCTATTGTGATAGAAACTGATACAAAGCCTTGTATGTCACTTAATTTTTTAGTAAATGTAACATTTGGATAAGCCCTACTTACATGATCCCATGCAGTAGCCCACGATATATAATTAAACTGACCTTTTTTATCTATATCTTTCTTGTTAATCTTAATGGTGCTTAATGTTTCAAACACAGTTTTTTTAGTCATCTTTCTCTCCATTTTTTATTTGCGTTAATGTTTTTGAATATTTATCTTTGCCAATAGCTTTCCATCTACCACCCCAGTTATGTTCCATTCTTTTTTCAAATTCTGACCAATAAATATCCCAATCAAAACCACAATGTTTTTCATATAGCTCCTGCAGCATAACGTGTATCTTTTGTTTTTTATTCATCAGGCTTCTTGTAATGTTTGCGTGTTTCCTCACAGAAAAAAGAGTTTTCATATCTCTTTGGTCTATGACTGTATTTTTTACCTTTAGCGTTCTTTCTGCCATCTATTAATTTCTTTGCCATTATTTTTCCTCTACCTCTGCGTTCATAGGCATATGTGTAACAAGATACTTTGCTTTCATAGGTGGCATATCCCAATAGTCATCTTTAGCCATCTCAAGGGCTTGTTCTGGCTTCCACGCCTTAAAACTTTTGTGAACTGTAATAATTTGTGTAACCTTAACTTTATACATTTTTTGTTTTGCTACTTTAGCCATAATTCTTTCGCCTTATTTTCTAACTCATCACCTAAGTTCCAATAAAAATCACCAACAAAGTCTGGAGTATCTAAAACACTAATAGGGTCATCAAGCATAATTAATGATTGTCTTAGCCTTGCTTTTTTAATCATTGACCTTGAGTACAACTCTAAATTGCCAAAGGACATTTCTTCACAGTTATCTGGGTGAAAAGCCACCGCCTTGTTTTTATTACCTACTATAATAATAGGATAATATTCTCTGTTCATAGCTTCCCAATACACAGTAATTTGTTCTAAATAATTTAATCTTGGTATCTTGGGAATAGAGGCAACGCTGAAACCTCTACTCCCATCTTTCTTCACAGCACCTAAACGTGGCTGTAAGGTTTTATACTCGATTATGGTTTTGGGATTATTAATTAACATATCAGCGTAGCCAATAATCGGTACAGATAGTTCTTTTGGTTGCCATAATATTTGTTGTTCAAAATTAGCTTCAACAAATGTCTTATGTTTTGTTGGTGTAGAATTTTCACCTTTTCTTTCTTGTAAAGTATCAATCGTTACATCAAGCATTTTTTGTGCAGTTATGGGTGCGTGTTCTTTGCAGCCAATCATCTTTTGTGCATCATTTTCGTTTACAGCAACATGGTCATCAATCTTGTTACCAATCTCATCAAATATTAAATCTATTGTTTCTTGATCGTACTCAAAGGTATTCGGATTTGTTTCTTGCAAAGCCATATCAAGTGACTCATGGATCGCTGTTCCTGCTGTAGCTGGTACACCAAATTCAATTTTCTTTCTTTCTTCAGATGTAAGTTTTATATATTTAAACCACCATAGATTAAGTGGTATGTTTAACTGCGAGGCAGAAAAATGTTTTATATTGTATTCTTCTAATTTGTTTTTAAGTTCCATTTTATTTCCTTTCCCCATTATACTCAATTATTCACATAGGTCAATACACAATATTAATAAAGTTAATTTGTAATTTTATTTGACAGGTATATATCAATCTTTATGGAAACTTATTTACATTTAACAACAGCAAGTGTCATCATTATCTGTCTAAGCAAGATATTCTAAATCTTCATTTACAGATTCTGACTCATTGGTTCTCTTACGTCTCGTGCCACAACTAATGGACAAATCAATAGACCTAAGATTTACGTTGCTGTCGTTAATATAGTGAAAGAACATTATACAGATAACACTCACAATGTTTAACAGTATATTCTTCCACTCGTTTTTATTACCAGTAAAAACAAGTCCTCCCTTTTGTGGTGAGGACTATTTTTTTGATTTTATTTAATAAAAATAGCTAGATTTTACGATTTTTTTATGATTGTCGAACTATGTCGAAATTGTGTTAGCCACCTAATAATGGGTTGCGGCTATTATCGGTAGCCTTTTCTAACTTCGATACCTTTTCTTCAAGTATGGCTATCTTTGTTTCTAGTGGCGAGACATCAACAGATGTTATCTCAACAGCTTCTAAGTTATCTAAACGATTATTTATTTCACTTGTAGCTACTGCAAAACTCCAGAAGCCACCACCAACAGCACCGATTACACCGATTACTGCTAAATACTTTTGTAAATTATCCATTAAATTTTTCATTAGTATCTCCTAAATAAATCTAAATTCTGACTGCTCACCATTTTATTTAAAGCAATAGATGAGGCTTCTGTCATTGATATATGTGCATTAATATTATCACTTAAAACAACATTTGTATATATTTGATAAGGTTCGTAAAAAGCAACGTCTGGAATATTCATTGCAGAATAATTACCCCAACCTTGTTTATAATTCATTAAAGCGATTAAATTCGATTGTCCTTGCACATCATACTCACCACTTTCGTTTTGATTTTCTTCTATCTCCTCTTGCAAACTTTCCATGTTACTTTGGATCACACTTGCTACAACTTGGTCTGCCTCAGATGATGTCATTGTTTCATTTGTAATTGATGTAATTTCATTACTTATACTATCAGTCGTTACAGTCTGTACTTGCACAATAGCAACTCCCATTGCGTCATTACCAATAGGATTGACTTCGATAGTCTGAACGGACTGCAAAGCATTTTGTGTTTGTGTTTGCTCGGCAGAGATTTGATTGCTTATGCCAGATTGCGAAAAACTACTGTTACTAGAAATTGCATTACCACTTGATGTTTGTGATGAATTATTTGACTGGCTTATAATATTAGACGTTAGGTTTTGCACATAAGAATTGGTTGAGGCAACATTATTAGACACAATATTTCTTTGTCTACTAGGTCTATCTGGCTCAATATCTTCTTCTAGTTCAGAAACTTCTTCTTCTAGTATTTGACTTTCTTGTTGACTTTCTTCTTGTTCTTCTTCTTCTTGACTTTCTTCTTCAATACTTTCTTGTTGTAATACATTTTCTTCTTCATTAGGTTGTTCAAAAAATTGTTCTTCTTCTCTATCTTCTAACTCAATATTAATAATCTGTGCTATTTCTAAAAAATTATCTTCAGGATAAATTTCAGGCAAAGCATTAGTAATATCAAGTATTTCTAACGTCTCATTGTCATTACCCATAGTATCAAAATAATCATCATCAACATACTCAAAATCGAAATTATCTTCATTATGAAATTCCTCATCTTCTATAATTGTTAAAAGTTCATTATCTAAAAAAACATCTTCTATACTGTAATCAATTATTGCCAAGCCCTCGCCAGTCTCGTAATTAATTTCTGTTGTAAAACCTAAATGTAAATCTTCTTCAATGCCATAATCTTGATTGCTCTCAATTAAATCATCAATAAAATCAAATATATCATCTTCTTCTGTATCATTTCCTAGATTGTAAACATTACATAAAGCAGAAAAATTTGAGTCTGTAAGACATTCTGACGATAGATTAGAATAAGACTCATCTAATTTTGTGCTAATAGACCATTTATCTGTGCGTGTATAATTTGTAGAATTAGTATCTTCATAACGTAAATATGTTACAGCTTCATTGTTCCCTTGCAGTCCTATGGTTATATCGTGATTAGATATATTAATTTTATCGTATCTAAATTCTATAGCATTAGTATTTTCATACAATATAATTTCAAAAGAGTTTAAATTATTATTTCTATATTCATTTATATTGTACCAACCAGTAACAAAATATTTAGAACCAGTATCGCCAAAAGTTTGAATGTAAGGACTTCCGTTATTATTATTCTTATCAATTAAATCTGTCCACAATCCAAAAATACTATAATTAAAACCAGTAGCAGGCAATGTTTCTGACAGGTAATTTCTTCTAACAGTTACATTAAAATTTGGATTAAATGTCATAAAACCATTCATAGCTATATTAACTTCATCATAAGTGTTGTTGTAGTAATTAAAATCAAACCCTAGAGGCTTCATTCCGCTCATAGCATCATCTTGAAGATTTAAAGCAACTCCAGTAGTCGATATATCTATGATATTTTCTGTTCCGACTGTAAATGTAGGATCGTTAGCTTGAACAGAAACACTAAATAATAATAAAAATATTAGTCTAAGCACAACTTATGACTTTTATATTTACGACAAAAATCTTTTTTCTTATATATCTTGGCATCTAAATTTTTGTATTCTTTTTTTATATCTTCCCAATCAGGTCGTATCTCAGGATTAGAAATCCAATATGCTTTAGCCTCATCTCCAATTAATCCATTTACAGGACATGGAGTGCCTGCCATCATCATTGCCTTAAATACTCTTTTGTCTTGGCAAAGAAGTGATACAGAGGCTACCTTCATACCTTGTGATGCTAATTCACGACTTAATAAAACCCTTTGGCAATTTGTATCAATAACACTTCTGCCACTTGCAATGCCAAACAAATTTGTTTGTACTGATGTTGAAGTACCTGATGTGCATACTAACTGACTATATGAATTGATAGAGGGAGCAATAGCAGAACTAACTTGTCCTTTAATACGTTGTGTTACAACCTGACGAGAATTGCTGTTACTGTTATTTACATTATTATTATTGTTATTATTTACTGATGAATTAATATTTTCGTTTTTAGTTTCAACACTTGAGGAACTAGATGAGGTCGAAACATTGGTATTATTATTTGTATTTAAAGAGGTGTTGTCTGTTGATTGATTAATATTGCTTGTAACACTTTGAGTAATATTGCTAGTAACATTTGACGTAGAATTATTTGTAGAGCTATTGGTATTGGTATTAACTGAGGTATTGTTGTTAGTTGATGTTGAATTAGTTGTTTGATTTATCGTTGTGTTGTTCGTGTTTAAATTTGTATTGTTATTTGTTGATTGATTAACATTGGTATTGCTGTTGTTTGAATTTACAGTAGAAGTTGTTGTCGTTGTATTTGTGATTACATTTGTGTTATCTTCAGCAAAAGCTAATCCCATAACAGCAAATACTGCCAAGCCCATTATTATATATGCTCTTAAAGTTTCTTTCAACATAGATGTGATTTTTAATGATTTCAAAACCTAAAGCAAGATGTTTAGAGGGGGATAAAGTTATCCCCCTAATAATAAAATTATGCAGGTCTTATTAAGGTATCAAGATTTAATTTATGATTTTTATTAAAAATTCTTTTTGTATCTAAAGAAGTTTTTAATCCGTATAAATTTCCCTTTTTGGTAATTTTTGTTAATTGAAATAATGCTGTACCTTTACCATGTTGATTACCACCATGTTGAATTTGAAATTTATCACCAATATAAACATCAAGCTCAACACCTTTAAGTTCTGTACTTGCAAAAGTAATTTTTTCTATTTTATTTTTCATAATTTTCTCCATTGTTTAAAACTTAGTGTATCATAAAAAGATAATAATATCAAATGCTAATATTGTTTGACATTTTTTGAGAATAGAATTATCTTTAAAAGAAATAATTATGGAGATTAAAATGGCGAAAGCAAAAACAACTAAGGTTAGCAAGAAAAGAACAAGAGCAAGAAACTCTAAAGGGCATTATATTAAAGACGATCCTAATACAGCACACAATGAAGCCTATGGAGAAAAACCAGTAGCAAAAAATAATATGTTTGGGATAGCTCTTGCTGTTTTATTAATTGCAGCACTTCTTTTTTTAGGTGGTAGATAATGACTTTAAACGAATATATTAAAGAAAAAAAAATGAGTATTGAGGATTTAGCTGAAAAGATAGACGAACCTCATCACAGAAATGTTTATCGTTATATGAGGAATGTAATACCACGACCTGATAAAATGGAATTAATTTACAGGATTACTAACGGACAAGTAACTCCAAATGATTTTTATAAATTTATGAGGCAATGATATGAATAATCGCATTTATGAGGATAAAGAAGATTTAGAAAATGAAGAAAGGCTAATACAAATAGCTAATTTAAAATGGCGTTGTAATAGTAAAAAAGAGCCAAATTATCACCCAATAGACTATTCAATGTGGCGAGAAGGATCAATCGCTGGTTGGGTGGAAATAAGAGTAAGAAATGCTAAATCTACTGATTATCCAACAATAATATGCAGTTTAAATAAATTTTCTTATGCTAAACGATTGAGAAAAAATTGGGGTAAGCCTGTAATATTTCTTGTTAAATGGAAAGGCGATAATAAAACAGGGTGGATTGATTTTGAAGATGTTGATTGTGAAAATGAAAAAACATTATGGTATCAACCTATAAATTATCGCAATGATAAACGTGATATAGGAACTGTTGTGCAAATACCTATTGCAAATTTTACAATGATAGACGATATTACATAATGGATAAAAATAAAGATTTACCTTTTTTTAACGTACCAACTGCTGAAATGGTAAACATACAGCATGATGTTGGTGTAGTTATAGCGAAAGATTTATACATATTATATTTGGAACTTTGGCGAAGGAATTGTGAGCCTATTGAGGTCAATCTTGCTAAGAAAAAACTAAAAATTAACGTAAAAAATTTACAAGAAACAGCAGAAAATTATAATTTTTATGTAAGTTTTGAGCAAAAAAATGATAAATTTTACATAAAAAGTGAATTTATTTTGGAATTTTTTGAAAAAGGACTACGAAAAAAGTTAACGAGAGAGAGTTGGAACAATAAGAAGAAAAACCAAAGAAAACAACAATTTGAGAACAAATTTGATATTAAATATAAGTAGCTAGTTAATAATTATTCTTAACTATGGCGATTTTTTTGGTCTGACTGTGTAGTCTCTGTAATATTAACTTAACTTAATTTAATATTAATATAAACAAAACACTAAAGGAATATAAAAAAAATGGAATTTAACATAATGGCAGATAATACATTCGATAAATTATTAAAATTAAAATTCACTCATAAACAAGAAACCTTGTGCAAAGAAAATAATATTGATATTAACGAACAATATGAAATATTTAAAAAATGGCATTTAGATAAAAAAAGAACACGCAAATCATATTCAATGGCATTTAGTCGTTGGTTAAATAAAAATCCTAAAATCGAGCTATCTCTTGCTGAGAAAAAAGTTTTTACAAAAGACGTATTAGAGCAAGGAATAGAAACTACAAAAGATATTTTATCTGCAATTCTAACTCACGATATAAAAGAAAAGCTTATCTATAAGAATTTTATTTTAAAAGTAATCGAACATTATGGAAAAATCTGGAAAAGTAAGGACAAGGAATTTTTTATTGAAAGCGCTGTTGAAGAAACATTAAAAAATCTTCCATCTCATTTATCAAATTGTAATGAGGAACAGCTTTTAGATTACTGTAAAGGCTATTTTAAGCATTGGTTCGTCAATTATGAAAGCCAATATATGCCAAATGGTTTATATATCTTTAAAAAGCATCAATTAGATTATAACAATACTTTAAAACCTGATCCAGATTGTTTAAAAAGTTTAACATTTAAAGGTGTAAACAGTCCTATAAAAATTACGGATAAAGAAATTACTTTATTAGAAAAATATTTACCAAATAGTCAAAAATTTGTAATCCATACGATATTTTATATAGCTAATAATCCAACTAAAGCAATTTTTGGAAAATCACGTTATGATTACGA